ACTTATTAACATTGTCTTTCTGAATGTTATAGCCGACACCTGAACCCAGCATCAACATGTCCATAGCCCATGTAAAAGGTTCTACAGGCTTGTCTACAGTGCGAAAGGCACAGTTCTGTAGGCTGGATAGGCCCAATTGATTTACAGTCTCTGTACCAAGTTGCCACCAAAATCGACCAGCAACGGAGCCCTTCAAACCAAGCAGATAGTTACGCAAGCGTTCTGTTTCTTCTGGTGTAAAGCCACAATGCAGTTGATCTTCTGTAGCTTTCAAGACACGTTCAACGGTGTCAGGAAACTCTTCTGTAGGACTGTTAATATTATTTTCATCCAAACGGCGGGCATAAGTACGTTTGTATGTCAGGTAGCCAACGCTACTCCAAGGGGTTGTTGTCATAGTTTCTTTATTTTAATAGCAGGTTTATTACTGCCAGTTAGTTTTTCGTATTCTTTCCGTTGAGCTTCACGCTCCATGATGCACAACTCACAGTTGCCTTTTTTCAACCACATACGGTGCTTCGGACATTGACGACTCTTCCTCACTTCGTCCAAAGATTTCATAGTTGTATTGTCTAATGGCATCCTTTGCCTCCTCTTCTTGCTGCTTACGTGTTAAATATCTTTTCTTGTAATGCTGCTGGTCAATGGGTTCTACAGGATTGTGTGTTGTGGTTTTCATGCTACGGCTTTAACAAGACTTTCAAAGTTCTCTTCAATCTCGTCATCAAACTTATCAATGCACTCCGCAAGTTCAATGCCAAGAATATCGAAGAATTCTGTACTATCTAGGTTATGAACAATGAGATCTTTAAGCTCTTGCAAATCCATTAAGTGTTCCATAATTATTCAATTTCATTAATCATCTCCAAGATATTTGGGTAGTGTTGTTGCAAGGCTTTGTAAATAGCTACAGCAACTTCACGGTGTTCTTTCTGTGTTGAATAGTCCATACGTACATCTAAATAATGTAGCCAACTACGCAACGTTCCTGTCATGTACAAACGAGTACTGGTATTCCCTTCAGGAAGCACTGCTCGTGCCACCTCTTTGGCAATACCTTCTGATAAGGCCCACTTGTAAACTTTTGTAGCATGGTCAATAAGGTCTGCTTGAGCCTTTTTCCACATGTTGTCTAGTTCACGATCCTCGTTAAGTAAACTACTTTGTCGATTTTTTGAATCCTGTAAACGAGTTTCTCGAATCTCAAAGTTGGTTGCCTCTGCATAACGCTGACTAAACTCCTGAAAGCTAAACGAACGGTGTCTCACAATCTGATGGGCAATGTCTCGTGTGGTTTCAATTTCCACACAAGCACTCACCATTTCAAAGGGACTCCAATGTTTATTCTTTACTAGGTACTTCAGCAGCTTTGGTGCGGTTTCGGCGTTGTTTTGGTTGGATGGGTTGCTCACACGCGCCATTTGTGCAACCAGATTCTCCCCGTCCTGTGTTGTCCAAATTAGTTTCACTTTGCTCATTGCGTTCCTTAATAGATTTATACAGAGGGTAGATTGCTAAGATTGATAATGCTACACCAATCCAAACATTGGGAGTTAAGTTTGCAACAATAATCAAACCCCAAAAATCAATATCATACTTACTTGCGTTCATTTTTATCCTTAATTTGTTCTTTGAGAATGTCTATAATTGCTCTCTCTAACAGCAAAGCAATTTCATCTGCTGTTAAATCAAGCTTAACCAATGCACTACCATCTTCCTGTTCAAACAGCTCGATTATTTTCATTGCGTTTTTCCAGTTCCCTATTGATGTACCACATAGCCTTACGTAAGTCTTCTACAGCATCTTGCTTAAGGTCACAGCGCCAGATGTACTTTAAAGCATTACCTAAGTTAAACCCCATGTGCTCTGTAATCTGAATACACTCAACACCAGAAGGGTGCATAGTGTAGTGTGCAGGATGCTCAACAGGATCAGGTTGTGGTGTGTTTAATTCTTTGTAATGTTCGATGTCAAATTCATTCAGCATATTTTTGATTTAAATATTTTAATGATACAGGCATAAGGTCAAACTCACCATCATGTACATCATGCAAGACTAGGAAGCCACGCCAATGATTATTACCTTGGCTACTCATGTAATCCTCATTATGCTCATAACAGGAGCCTGCAATTACCGATGTTAGTAGTCCGCCATCCGCTTTGTAACCTGTCGCAATTTGTAAGCCCTGCTGATGTCCTTGAACACAGGACATATGCTTTTTAGATAGACAAGCTGCAGCAGTAGTGACAGGGCGCCCCATAAGGCCAGTGGTAAAGTAATGACTATAAGCCACACCATCGACAACCACGACATCGAGAAAGTTATGAACATCCCAACCATATTCTTTGTATCCAAGATCGCTAATTGAAAGCACCCCCTCAAGTTTAGGATCATCGTTGACAGCGCGGTTAATCCGATTTTCGTGGTTTCCAAGTGTTAATACCAAGTTTGGTTTGTATTGTTTTTCTTTATTCTTTTTAGCTCGTGCATTAAACTCCCATATTGGAGACAAGAAGCTAACCATAGCGTCCTTGCTAGACTTAATATCTTCGACATAACGACGACCTTCAAATGATTTTTTACCAACGTCATAGCTAGAAAGGGAGGGCATGTCTGCAAAATCCCCTCCACAGATAATAGTATCGGGCTTTTTCTCTACGGCGTAACGCCCAATCTTATTTAGATAACTAAAGTCAATGCCAGGTTTTGCTTGCACGTCGGGTAGGTATAAATGTTTAGCCATTAGTGTGTGGTCTCCGCATCAGCTTCTTTAGCTTTAGTAGTAAAGGGAATGGCTCCAGCTGTTAGCAAAGTGTTCAAACCAATCTTAAGAATAAAGTCTAGTTCATTCTGTTCTAGTTCACCTTCAAATTTAACTGTGCCTTGCGGAGTTTCAATAGATTTATTTACTAGCATATTTCTTTGATATTTCTTTTTCTAATTTTGTCTTAGCCAAATGACATGGCTTACACAATGTTTGCATATTGTCTTCAGTGCAGAAGAGACGCTTAATGTAGTCATCCCAAGAAACAAAACCTTTCTTTGGGTCAATGACGGGCTTAATGTGGTCTACTTCTACATCTTTAGACGTATATTCCTCTTTACATTTTGCACAACGATAATGTTGTGCTAGCCTTCCTGTCTTGACATTAATCTTCTTTTCTGTTTTAGAAGAGTTAAGTGTTTCATACTTAGGAGGCCAGCGCCTTGAACCAGCACGTAATGTAGAGGTTATGAAAGAACGGATACGACCTTCAGTCCATTCAATCTTTTTCTTCATACAAGCTTCTCAAAATAATTTGTACATTTTTAAATTCAGCATAAGCTTTTGCATAGCGATGTACTAAATCTTCTGGAATTTGTACAGCAGTTCCATAAGTATCTTCTTCGTTACGATGAAGCTCATAAACAGGATACCACTCTGCTGCATAGATGTAACGTTTTACGATGGGAACGTCCATATCTCTCCTTCATTGCGGCGAATCCATAAACAAATACCGTTAATTAAAAGTTGCTCATCGTTACTATACAAGCCTCTAACAAAATTAAACATATCCAGCTCATCGTCATAACCTTCAAGCTCTTCCATAACATGTTCGAGTTTCTTTGGAACTTTCTGTCGGGCAATGCCATCAAACCCAAAGACATTGTCAGTGCGATCACCCATAATAAGCTGCCAATAAAAATGACGCATAGCGGGAATATTATAAACGTCTCGACGAATGGATTTAACAAAGTCATAATGCTCTCCAGGAATCATCAACAAGTCTTTATCAATGGAACAAATAATTGTTTCTTTGTTAGCCATCTGATAAATGCCCATTGCATCATCTGCTTCTTGACCATCCTCAACACTAGCACTCCACTCTGTACAGAGATATTCACGTACTGCTTGTAAATGTGCAGGTCGAGGTACATCTTTACGATTGGCCTTGTACTCAGGGTTGTATTTCATTCGGTAGTTGTCACTACCTGTTAAGAACGTCTTGTATGTATCACTGTCAGTTTCCTGCAAGATACGTCGCATTAGTTCATCTGCTCGTAAGAGCGCAACTTCTTGTGTTTCCATAAGCACTCCTTGTTTTTCGCAAGAAGCGGCTGTACGGTATGCTACGATGTCTCCATCGATGAGTGCAGTTGTCATTTAACTTTCTTTTTAGCAGCAGGTTTCTTTTCACCAGCAACTGAGTAGGCAATAGCTACGGCTTGCTTAGTAGGTTTACCTGTTTTAATTTCTGCTTTCACATTATCAGAGAAAGCTTTTTTACTTTTAGATTTATTTAATGGCATTTTATCTTTCTTAAAAGGTGAGGGCCTCGATTTGGTCTCGTCAAAGGCAGGGGAGAAAGCCAGAAAATCCCTGCAGAAACATCCTCGAACTTACTTCTGGAAACTCATTAGATTGCATGGACTCAATTGACATGTCTGTAGTGGAAGACGTTACACCAAATACATATGCTTCAAACTCTTTGGCTACATCGACCACAGCCTGTGCACTAGGTGCAGTCTTAGCGCCAGTAGTAAGCAGAGCAACAGCACTGCTAAGAGAGCTTTGACGAACAATGAGTATCTGACGTTGAGCACGTTCTTCTGGGGTCTCATAGGTGCTACGAGGGCTTGCAGCAGCAGGTTTACCAGCAATACTAGCTTGTGGTGTAGCAACAGGACTAGGCGCCCCAGCGACCGCCTGTGCCATTGAGACCC